TCGCAGTTCTGCTGCGGTTAAGTCGAGCACATCTTTATCTTCGAGATGCTCGTCGGTTAGCTTGATATGTGCCATGATATTTCCTTTCGTTGGCTGTTTATTGGTTCGCCCCTGCGCCACTATGCGCAACTGCGAGTCATTTTGTGATCACGCTATGTCGCTGCAACCACAAATCTCTGCGAGGTCCCCGCCAGGATCGCTCCCAGATCCACGAGGATCGCCTCCTACCTACCTTGTCGGCCTCCTTTGTAGGGTTTGTTAGTCGGTTTGGCTAGACGGTCCGCCTTGTTGGCTCGACTTGTCGGCTTGGTTCCACAAGTTTCGAGCAGCTTCCCCATATCTACGGCCAATCGCCTGCGAGAGCACCCGCCTCCGGGTACTCACGAAGAAGATCAGCGGAAGCCCACTGCGAACAGCAGGCTCCCACAACTTCACGGACTACGAAGCTTTCTTCTTACTCTTACGAGAAGTCGAGAACTTCACAGCATCAGAAGTATCAGTAACCTCGCGGCTACGATACGCTTGCAAGACCTGACGATCCGTTGCATCCAGCCGAAGCGGAATAACACCGGTCACCAGTAAGAAGTTATCCGCTGGCATGTGCACGGTTTCAACGTACACAAGACCAGTTTTGTGCATTAAATCCCAGCAATTAACACTGAGACCTAATGGACCGATAGCATCCCGCTGCTTCTCAAAAGTCCATCGCTCTTTTAGCCAAGAGGAGTGGTTCGATCTTGAAGACTCGTGATCATATACGATCCTTCCGTCAGACAATGTGATCTCAACCATAGGCTTTGACCACTTCTGATTGGGCATGTTCTTCTCAACCCAGGGCCCAGGGCGGACAACCATATCAACAAGTTCAACGGCGTCAGGTCGAGAAGAACCGAGTACGTCCCCCTCAAAGTTAAGAAGGTTCCGCACGGCGGATTTATTATTAGCCATTTTAATTCTCCTTTCAAGAGATTGGTGCACCGGCCATGCACAGCTAATGGTGCTACACCGGACTACACGAGGCGACTAAACCTCATAACAATACACTCTCGGGTGTATTGATAAAAGGTGCCGGCCGAGGAGGGAGAAAGCCCCGGCCAGCGGGTGCTTAGTGTATAGACTCTATCTTCCACTCATGGGAAGAGAGTTCTAACACTGCCACCAACTGAAGAAGATCTTTCTCTGTGCCTGTGACATGGGCAAAGTGAAAGCCTTCGCTATCAAAGAATTTAAGCTTCTTCATATTCTTTTACCTTTCCTATATTTACGAAGAAGTTTACGCTTCTTCTGTTTAGTGCGTAGCTCCTCTTTTAGATTTGCTACATCGGGATTTAAAGTATACAAACAATCGTCGATTGCATACCATATTATAAATCCAAACGGAACTATTACAAGTAGTCCTGGTAATAGCCATAGTAATAATGATAGTTCATTACACATCGGGGTCACCAACGTTTTCCCATGTTTTCCTATCGAGCTCTGCATCCTCTTCAGGAGTAAGTTCCCAATCACGCGGATCGTTTGATGGATGGGTTAACAACCATTTAATTCGCTTTAAAAACATGTCTGGTTTTATTTGTTTGTTCATCATGTCGATATTCCTTTCATACATGAGTTGTCGATTCATAATGTTGGTTAGTTATATATTATGAATTATGGTAATGAACAAAACACTCTCGGGTGTTTTGAGGGGGTAGAAATGGGGAATGGTGGTATAAGTATAGAATACCTTCTTTATTCATTCTCTCAGCACCATACTCCCCTCATAGAAACTGAGGGCCTCAAATATGGATAAACAACAATTAACTAAATTATTAAAAGAGAAGCAAAAACGTGGGAAGTTAGATGAATACAAAAATGACTTTGCTTCTTTTGCTGAAGAGCAGATTAAGATTATTACTAAGGATGCATCGCAGGGCTTTGTACCTTTTAAACTTAACGAATGTCAAAAGATAATAACAGATAAACTAAACGAACAACTAAAAGAAACTGGAAAGGTTAGAGCTATTATACTCAAAGCTAGGCAGCAGGGTATATCAACTTACTGTGCTGGTAGGGTATTTTGGAAATCTTACTTTACTCCTTATGCTAGATCAGTTGTTATGGCCCACGACTCTGCTACATCGGATGCTCTCTTTGCTCTCAGTAAGAATTTAATTAAGCAGATAGATGGTGATTTGTCACCTACGGAGTTACGCTCTAATGCTAAAGAGATTATTATTAATAGTCCAGCTATGCCTGACAAGGATGCAACGGCGTCCTATAGATTATATACAGCAGGTTCGCCAGAGGCAGGTAGAGGAACAACACCAACCATAGCGCATTTGTCAGAAATTGCTTTCTGGCAGCACGATGAGAAGATCTTAGCTGGTTTGTTTCAAGGTATATCCGCAGCTGAAGGTACTGAAGTTATACTAGAGTCGACAGCTAATGGTGCTCAAGGGGAGTTTTATAGGCTCTGGAAGGGTGCTTGTAATGGTGAGAACGAATATATGCCAATTTTTCTTCCTTGGTATATTACAGATGAATACAGAAGGGAAGCCCCTGAGGGTATGAAGCTGACTATAGAGGAAGAAACACTAGTAGAAAAGTATGGATTAGATAATGACCAACTATATTGGAGAAGACTTAAGATTGCCGAAGGCGGAGAACTTAAGTTTCAACAGGAATACCCAGCAACAGCTGACGAAGCGTTTATTGTTAGCGGATCTAACGTGTTCAACATGGAGCGCTTGGATGCCTTACTACCTAGACCACAGCAGCGAAGATCAGAATGGGACCCACACAGCAAGATGTTTGACGAACATAGAGAAGGAAACCTCTACATATACGACTTTCCTAAGTGGGAAGAGCCCTATGTTATAGGAGCAGATGTCTGTTTAGGTGTAGGTCAAGACTATTCTGCTTGTGTTGTTATGAATAAGCAGCGAGAAGTAGTAGCAACCTACAGGAATAACCGTATTGACCCCTCAATGTGGGGAGAGTTACTGTTTTACTTAGGTAGATACTACAATAATTCACTATTAGCTGTAGAATCTAACTCAATGGGCATTGCAACCCTGCAGAAGCTGGAGTCAATGGACTATATTAACCTATATAGACAGACTAAGATCGCTAATGTGAGTAATGAAGAGGGTACTAGGCTAGGATTTAGGACTACAACAGGCACTAAGCCGGCAATTATAGGAAATTTAAAGAACCTTATAGAAAACGAGGAGATAATGATACCTTCCCCGCAGTTAATACAGGAGCTGAAGGAGTATATATCTACCGATACCGGAAAAACGGAGGCGGCGCCAGGATGTTACGACGATATGGTTATATCGTTAGCCATATGCGCAGAAGTTTTACGTACACACTGGGATCGATTAACAACTAGAAACATAAGTTTTACACAGAGGACAGCAGAATGGGAACCAGACAACACAAAGTGGTTATAGTAAACCATGAAGAAGAAATAGCTAATGAGTTAATAGACCATTATTTAGAAGGAATTGTACCAATGGATTGTGTTAGAGTCGTAGAAGATTTTAACCAAGAACCACTGTTTCAATTAAGGTGGTACAATTGTTAGTATACTCTCCTTTTAGAACTCAAAACCTAGGGAGCGTAGCATGTATTTTGTATTAGCACTGTTGTGCACAGACTTGGATAGAAATTGTAGTGTGAGAGTATATCCAGACATACAGCCGAGCTACCAAGCTTGCTTTGAAACTAAGCAAGAGGT